TTTAGACGTTTTTACGATGTTAGAGGTAAAGAAAAAAATAGTAAGAGCTATTTTGATGAAGATAAGTTTATTGTCGCAGAGGATCAAATCTTTGCATACAGTGATGGTGATGGCTGGAAAGCTATGAATGGTTACTGTTTCGTGAAACCAATACATAACGAAAACGAGTTTGATATAAATAAAGAAAAACCTCTTATAGGTGTATTAAAATTTTTATCAGATGATTTAAAATGTAGTGGGTTAAATAAAGAGGATTTGATAGGGTTTTCTCCTAGATCTGAATATGAGTTTGTTTTAGGTGGAGAAAGACTATATAGAGTAGATTCAAATTCAATCACAATTAAATATGAACGTAAAGGAGACGAAAAAGAGTATAATCCAAGCTGGACATAGAGCTGTTGAAGAATTAATAAAGGTTGCAAAAGAAGCTATTGTTGATTCTGGCGATGATATAACAGCGGATAGACTTAAAAACGCTGCTGCTACAAAAAAACTAGCTATATTTGATGCTTTTGAAATACTAAGTAGGATTGAGGAAGAAGAAAACATGTTGAATGACAAGCCTAAAAAAGAAGAACAAACTTCTTTTGGAGGTTTTGCTGAAAGAAGATCTAAGTAATGTATAAGCAAAAACTTTACGAAGTAATACAGCCTATAAAGATAAACACTATAAAAAGGCTTAATAAAGCTAAAAAGTGGAAGTACGGATACAATAAGGAACATGATATTATTGTTATATCAAAGACTGGGCAGATAGGAGAAGTATATAGTATACAAAATCTCCGAGTGGCTCTACCTAAAATAACAAACCCACACAGCTTTAAAAGCGATAAATGGGAAGTTACAGAGTATCCAAAAGAGCTAAAAAGAATAAAAACAATCTTTGATTGGAAGGACTATCCCTCTGATTTTAAAAGTAACTACATAGATTATATAGAGGATGAGTTTAAGAAAAGAGAAAACGGTTTTAGTTTCATTAACAAGGGTAAGCCTACTTATATTACTGGTACTCACTATATGTACTTGCAGTGGTCCAAGATTGATGTTGGGCACCCAGACTTTAGAGAAGCAAACAGATTATTCTATATATTCTGGGAAGCTTGCAAAGCAGATGTTAGATGTTACGGAATGTGCTACCTTAAGAACAGACGTTCCGGGTTCTCCTTCATGGCTTCCGGGGAGGTCGTTAACTTGGCGACCATTAATTCAGACTCTAGATATGGAATATTATCTAAAAGTGGACCAGATGCGAAGAAAATGTTTACTGATAAGGTGGTACCAATATCCGTTAACTACCCATTCTTCTTTAAACCAATACAGGATGGAATGGACCGTCCGAAGACCGAGCTTGCCTTCCGTGTCCCAGCCTCGAAACTCACCAGAAAAAGTATTACGAGCTCCGATAAACCGGAAGAATTACAAGGACTTGATACAACGATCGACTGGAAGAACACGGGTGATAACTCTTATGATGGGGAGAAACTTAAACTCCTTGTACATGATGAATCGGGGAAATGGGAAAGGCCGAACAATATCCTCAACAACTGGAGGGTCACAAAAACGACACTTAGATTAGGTTCTAGGATTATAGGTAAGTGTATGATGGGATCAACATCAAACGCTTTAGATAAAGGAGGTGAAAACTTTAAAAAACTATATTACTCTTCAGATGTTACAAAAAGAAACCGCAACGGACAGACTGCTTCGGGATTATATTCTTTGTTCATACCTATGGAATGGAACTACGAGGGATTCATTGATTCTTATGGATTACCTGTATTCGACACGCCGGAAACAGAAGTTGAGGGACCTATTGGAGACTTAATAGATGTAGGTGTTGTAGAGCACTGGGAAAATGAAGCTGATGGTTTAAAAAATGACCAAGACGCTTTAAATGAATACTACAGACAGTTTCCAAGAACAGAGGAGCATGCTTTTAGAGATGAAACAAAAAATAGTATATTTAACTTAGTTAAAATATATGAACAAATAGATTATAATGAAGGTCTAGGTTATGGTAACTTAGTTACTCAAGGGAATTTCCAGTGGGCTAATGGTATAAAGGATTCAGACGTACACTTTATGCCAAACTCTAGCGGAAGATTTTTAGTTTCCTGGGTACCGGATCAAAGTCTACAAAATAGAAATATAGTAAAAAATGGTATTAAATACCCTGCTAATGAGCATATTGGAGCTTTTGGGTGTGATAGTTATGATATATCAGGTACTACAGATGGTAGAGGTTCTAAAGGAGCTTTACACGGTTTAACCAAGTTTAGCATGGAAGATTCTCCAGCTAGTACTTTTTTTCTAGAATATGTTGCTAGACCACAAACCGCGGAGATGTTTTTTGAAGACGTCTTAATGGCATTAGTATTTTATGGGATGCCTATACTAGCTGAAAATAATAAACCAAGATTATTATATTATTTAAAAAGAAGAGGTTATAGAGGTTACTCTATGAATAGACCTGATAAAGTTTGGAATAAATTATCGGTGGCGGAAAAAGAAATAGGTGGTATACCTAACACGAGTGAAGATATAAAACAAGCACACGCTGCTGCTATAGAAACTTATATAGATAGACATGTTGGTCATTTAGGTAATGGTAACTACGGAACAGTTTATTTTAATAAAACATTAAGCGATTGGTCTAAATTTGATATAAATAAGAGAACAAAGTTTGATGCTGCTATAAGCTCGGGTTTAGCTATAATGGCTTGTAACAAACACTTGTATAACCCAAGAGCATTGATAAACAAACAGTCGATAAATTTAAATATCGGTAGATTTAAAAACAACGGAATAAGATCAAAATTAATAGAAAATTATGGCTGAGTCAGTTATAAAAAGTTATTTTCCTAGTCAAGTAGCTAGCGACCTAGAGAAAGTTACTCCAGAGTATGGATTAAAAGTTGCTAAAGCTATAGAACATGAGTGGTTTAAAAGAGACTCAGGTACTAATAGGTTCTATAATAATCAAAACACATTTCACAAAAGAAGGCTTTATGCTAGAGGTGAACAGTCTATACAAAAGTATAAAGATGAATTATCTATTAATGGTGATTTATCTTATTTAAACTTAGACTGGAAACCTGTTCCTATTATACCTAAATTTGTAGATATAGTAGTTAATGGTATAAGCGAAAGAACTTTTGATATAAAAGCTTACTCTCAAGACCCATATGGTATAGAGAAAAGAACTGCTTACATGGATTCTGTTTTAAGAGATATGCAAACAAAAGAGCTAAGTGATTTTGCAATGGAGGCTTTTGGGGTAAATCTTTTTGAGAATTCAAAAGATAAACTACCAGAAAACACAGAGGAGTTAGAGTTACATATGCAGTTGAACTACAAGGAGTCTGTAGAGATAGCAGAAGAGCAAGCTATAAACACTATACTTAACTCTAATAGATATGAGTTAACTAGAAAAAGAGTTAATTATGATCTAGCTGTATTAGGTATTGGTTGTGCAAAAACAACATTTAATAAATCAGAAGGTATAAAAGTAGAGTATGTTGACCCTGCTGATGTTATATATTCTTATACTGATTCTCCTTACTTTGAAGATGTGTATTATGTTGGCGAAATAAAAACCATACCAATAAACGAACTTAAAAAGCAATTTCCACATCTAACACAAGATGATTTAAAAGATCTATCAAAACAAGGTGTTCAAAATAGTAGCTTTTATAACAGAACTATAAACGAAGCAAACAGTGTAGATAGTAACTCTGTTCAAATACTTTATTTTAACTACAAAACGTATGCTAATGAAGTTTATAAGGTTAAACAAACTAGTACTGGTGCTTCTAAAATAATAATAAAAGACGATACATTTAATCCTCCAGCAGAAGTAATCGATGATAAATTTGAAAAAGTATCTAGATCTGTAGAGGTTTTATATGAAGGAGCTTTATTATTAGGAACTAACACTCTTTTGAAGTGGGAGATGGCTAAAAACATGATGAGACCTAAGAGTGATTCTACTAAAGTACGTATGAATTATTCTATAGTAGCTCCTAGAATGTATAAAGGTAGGATAGAATCTTTAGTTAGTAGAATAGTAGGTTTTGCTGACATGATTCAAATAACACATTTAAAATTACAGCAAGTTTTATCTAGAATGGTTCCAGACGGAATATACTTAGATGCAGATGGCTTAGCTGAAATAGATTTAGGTAATGGTACTAATTATAATCCTCAGGAAGCGCTTAATATGTTCTTCCAAACTGGTTCTGTTATTGGTAGATCCTTCACGTCTGAAGGAGATTTAAATCCAGGTAAGATACCTATTCAAGAAATAGCTTCAGGATCTGGTAACAATAAAATTGCATCGTTAATAAATACATACAATTATTATCTTCAAATGATAAGAGATGTTACAGGTTTAAACGAAGCTAGAGATGGAAGTACTCCTGATAAAAATGCTTTAGTGGGTGTTCAGAAATTAGCGGCAGCTAATAGTAATACAGCTACTAGACATATATTACAAGGAAGTTTATTTGTTACAGCTGAAATAGCCGAAGCATTATCTCTTAGAGTTTCTGATATATTAGAATATTCTCCTACAAGAGATGCTTTTATCCAACAAATAGGTATACATAACGTTTCAACATTAGAAGACATAGACGAATTACATTTACACGATTTTGGTATATTTATAGAGCTTACGCCTGATGAAGAAGAAAAAGCTATGCTTGAAAATAATATTCAAATGGCCATAGCTCAAGGTACTGTAGATTTAGAAGATGCTATCGATGTTAGAGAGGTTAAGAATTTAAAACTCGCTAACCAACTACTTAAATTAAGAAGAAAGAAGAAACTAGAAAGAGATCAGTTAATACAACAACAAAACATGCAAGCTCAGGCAGAGGCTAATGCTCAAGCTCAACAGGTTGCTGCACAGTTAGAAGTTCAAAAACAACAAGCGTTAACAGGTTCTCAAATACAGCTAGAACAAGCAAAGTCTGATTTAGGATCAAGAAGATTAAAAGAAGAAGCTAACCTTAAGAAAGAATTAATGTCTTACGAGTTTCAAATAAATATGGCTTTAAAAGAAAAAGAAGCTGATATATATAAATCTAAAGAGGGATTTAAAGAAGACAGAAAAGACAAAAGAACAAAAATACAAGCTAGCCAACAAAGCCAGCTTATAGAGCAAAGACAAAAAAACGCCGGGCCAAAAGATTTTGAGTCATCAGGAAATGATATATTGAGTGGTGATTTCGATTTAGGTTCTTTTGAACCCAGGTGATAATACTAATGTATAATTATATAATATTTTATCATGACAAAACAAAAAGAAGAAACTGTTTTAGAGCAGGTCGTTGACCAAGAAGCAGTTGAAAAACAAGCTGAAGTAGAGGTAAAACCTCAAGAAGAACAGCAACAATCTGAAGTTTCAAAAAACACTATAGATGAAGATGGAACTATAAAGATTGATCTTAGGAAAAACGACAACTTAAACCCTACTGATGAGAAGGTTGAAGAAGAAGTTGAAGAAGAGAAAGAAGAAGAGGTTACACAAGTTTTACAAGAAGTAACAGATGAAGAGGTTGGAGAAACCGTAGAACAAGAAATAGAAAAATTAGAAGATCAAGTCGAACAAGCTTTAGTGGAAGCTGATGCTGGTATAGACTTGCCGGAGAATATCCAAAAAGTTGTAGATTTTATTAATGAAACAGGTGGTTCTTTAGAGGACTATGTTAATTTAAACAAAAACTACGAAGATATAGACGACATCCAATTATTAAAAGAATACTATAAAGTAGAAAAACCATACTTAGACAGTTCTGATATAGATCTGTTATTAGAGGATTTTTCTTATGATTCTGAATTAGATGACGAAAGGACTGTTAAAAAAGCTAAACTAGCTTTTAAAGAAGAAGTTAATAAAGCAAAACAGTCTTTAAATAAAAAGAAAGATAAATATTACGAAGAGATTAAAGCTGGATCAAAATTAACATCTGATCAACAAAAAGCAGTTGATTTCTTTAATAGATATAAAGAAGAGAACGAAGAGGTATCTAAAATAGCAGATAAACAATCTAAAATCTTTTTAAATAAAACCGAGCAGGTTTTTAGCGATAAGTTCAAAGGTTTTGAATATAATGTCGGAGAAAAAAGATTTCGTTTTAATGTGAAAAATGCTAACGAGGTAAAGCAGAGTCAAAGTGATATCAATAATTTTGTTAAAAAGTTTTTAACGGATGACAACACTATGGGCGACGCAAAAGGCTATCACAAAGCACTTTTTACGGCTATGAATTCAGATGCTATTGCTAACCATTTCTACGAACAAGGAAAGGCAGATGCAATAAAACAAAGTATTTCTAGATCAAAGAATGTAGATATGAAACCTAGAGGTGTTCATGAAAAAACTACAGATGTTGGTGGAACAAAATACAGGGTAGTGTCTGGAGATGATTCATCTTCTCTTAAAATAAAAATAAAAAAATAACTTTAAAAAATTAAAATATGAGTTTTCAAAATGGAGGGGCTTACCCCGCTGGATTAACTCCTGCACCAACTAAAACGTTGTTTGACAAAAACTACCTGTCAATTAGTGGAGGAGATTTTGACTTTACAAAACAATTCTTACCAGAGGTTTACGAAAAAGAAGTAGAAAGATATGGAAATAGATCTGTGTCTTCTTTCTTACGAATGGTAGGAGCTGAAATGCCTATGGCTTCTGACGAAGTTGTATGGACTGAACAAGGAAGATTACACGTTGCTTATCAAAACGCTAAAGTAAAAACTGATAATACTGTAGGTGATAAAACGTTAGTAATCTTAAACTCTTCTGGAGCTGCGCAAGCACATGCCATTAGAGCTAATCAAACAATTATTGTATCTAAAGGATTCGAAAGTGTAAAAGCTTTTGTACAGTCTGTAGATGCTGCTACTGGAGAATTAGAGGCTTACCCTTTAACTTCTGCTAACTGGCCTGCATCTTTCGTGGCTGCTTCTAATCCAACAGATCTTAAAGTATTTGTTTATGGATCTGAATTTGGAAAAGGTTCTGCTGGAATGCAAAAATCAATTGACGCTGGGTTTCAAAAATTTAGTAATTCACCTGTTATCATCAAAGATAAATATAACATCAACGGATCTGACACTGCTCAAATCGGTTGGGTTGAGGTTACTTCTGAATTAGGAACTTCTGGTTACTTGTGGTATTTAAAATCTGAGCATGAAACTAGATTACGTTTCGAAGATTACTTAGAAATGACTATGGTAGAAGCTGAAAAAGCTACTCAAACTATAAATATTTTTGACGCTGCTGGATCAGACTCTGGTCAAGACGTTAAAGGTACTGAAGGTCTTTTCGCTGCAATCGAAGATAGAGGTTTAGTTTTCAATGATCACGATTTTGATAACTCAACTGGTCTTAGTGGTTTAGCTGAATTTGATGTAATTCTTAAAGAACTTGATAAGCAAGGAGCAATTGAAGAAAATATGTTATTCTTAGATAGAGGAACTTCTCTAGCTATTGACAACATGTTAGCAAGAGCTAATTCTTATGGTACAGGTGGTACATCTTATGGTGTTTTCAGTAACAGCGAAGATATGGCACTTAACCTAGGTTTTTCTGGATTCCGAAGAGGATCTTATGACTTTTACAAAACAGATTGGAAATATTTGAATGACGCTGCTACAAGAGGTCTTACTGCAGATATCGACGGTGTACTTGTACCTGCTGGTGTTTCTACAGTTTATGATCAAACTTTAGGTAAAAACATTCAAAGACCTTTCTTACATGTTAGATATAGAGCTAGCGAAGCTGATGATCGAAGAATGAAAACTTGGATTACAGGTTCTGTTGGTGGTAACTATACTTCTGACATTGATGAAATGAATGTACATATGTTATCTGAAAGATGTTTATGTGTGCAAGGAGCTAATAACTTTATCTTATTCAAAGATACAAGCGCTTAGTAGTAATTTATTGTAGGTTTTACCCTTGATGTATTTTCAAGGGTAAATCTTACTCTCAACTTTTAAATTTTATTATATTATGGCAGCAAATGCGAAAAAGACTACAGCGAAAGAACCTGTAGCAAATAAAAAAATAATACAAGAGCAAGAAGTAATGACTGCTCCAAAGAAACAAGAACCAGCAAAACCAAGCTGGGAAGTAAGAGATAGGGTTTATTACCTTAAATCTAACAAAAAACCACTTATAACAACCATACCCTGTAAACACTCTAGAAAAAGATCTTTATTGTTTTTTGATGAAAAAGCAGGTCTTCAAAGAGAATTAAGGTATGCAACAAATCAAAATAGTCCTTTTGTAGACGAACAAAAAGGTGAAGTTACTCTTGGACAAATTATATTTAGAGACGGAGTTTTATCCGTACCAAAACAACAACAAGCTTTACAGAAGCTACTTTCACTTTATCACCCATTAAAAAATGGTTTATATACAGAATTAGATACAGTACAAGATGCTGCTGATGAATTAGATTATATAGAACTAGAACTAGAAGCTTTAAACTGTGCTAAAAGATCAGATATAGATCAATTAGAAGCAATCCTTAGAGTTGAAGTTGGAAATAAAGTTAATAGCATGACTAGCAAAGAAATCAAAAGAGATGTTATGTTGTTTGCTAAAAGAAATCCATTGTTATTTTTAGATTTAGCTAAAGATGAAAATGTTCAGCTTAGAAACTTTGGTATTAAAGCTGTAGAAGCTGGTATCATAAGTTTATCACAAGATCAAAGAACATTTAATTGGGTTTCTAATAATAGAAAACTAGTAACTGTACCTTTTGATGAAAATCCATACTCTGCTTTAGCCGCTTGGTTTAAGACAGATGACGGAGTAGAAGTGTATAGCAATATAGAAAAAAGACTAAACTAAAGTCACTTATAGCGGTTAGGCCGCATAAATAGTGGCCTAATCATTATAAAAAAACAAATATGGCAGTAAGTATAGACACAGTTTACCAGAAAGTTCTTGCAATACTTAACAAAGAACAAAGAGGATATTTAACGCCAGAGGAATTTAACTTATTTGCTAATCAAGCTCAGTTAGATATATTCGAGCAATACTTCTATGATGTAGAACAGTTCGGTAGGTTACAGGGTAACAGTACTGAATATTCAGACATGTTAGATTTACTCAATGAAAAAATAAGCTTATTTGAAAAACTTCAATCTTTAACTTATTCTTCATCCACTTCATCATTTACATTACCCTCAGATATGTACAGGCTAGGTACAGTTATATATGATGGCTCAGAAGTAGAAAGAGTTTCTCAAAATGAGTATTTATATATATCATCATCACCACTAGCAAAACCAACCAATTCTTTTCCCGTATACACAAGAGACGAAACTAACAGTGTAAAAATATTAGGAGATTCACAATTTAATGACAGTTTTACCGTTAAATGTACTTATGTAAAAAAACCTCTTAAAGTTGTTTGGAATTACACTAGTGTTTTAGGTAATGCACAATACACAGCTACTGGTAGTGTAGATTTTGGCTTACATCCTTCTGATGAACCAGAGTTAGTTATAAAAATACTATCGTTAGCAGGTGTTTTAGTTAGAGATCTTTCTATATATGAATTAGCTTCTCAAGAAGAGATAAAAGAAATGCAACAACAAAAATCTTAATAAATGGCTTTATTTACTGGAACACAACAACAATACTACGAAGGATCCGATCATGGAAACTATCAGTTTATAAACCTGAAGGATCTAGTAAACAATTTTATTGTAAACTATGTAGGTGAAAACAAAATAATAAGTAAAATAAAAAGAACTGATGTAGCTTACCACGTTAGGAGATGTATGCAAGAATATACTTATGATATTTTTAAATCAGAAAAATCACAAGAAATAGAAGTACCTCCTAACCTACAAATGACACTACCACATGATTATGTTAATTATGTAAAACTAACTTGGTTAGATAGTAGTGGTATAGAAAGAATAATCTACCCAACTAGAAATACAAGCAATCCATTACCTTTAGTGCAAGACAGCGATTATAATTATACTTTTGATAACAACGGAAATATAATTACAGCAAATGAATCTGAGACTTGGAAGAAGTTTAAAGGAAGACAAGAAGATAGCCAAGATGATTTAAATAGTCTTGAAAACGAAGGTGGTATAACACAGATACTTGGAGGTAGATATGGTATAGAACCAGAATATGCTCAGTCTAATGGTGTTTTCTTTATAGATCCGTTAAAATCTAAAATATTCTTCGATGCTTCTTTAGCATCTAAAATAGTTACATTAAAATATATAAGTGATGGTGTAGCCACCGATGATGATATGATAGTACATAAGTTTACTGAAGAAGCTATATATAAATATGTAGCACTATCTATATTATCAGCTAGAGCTAATGTACCTGAATACGTTATAAATAGATTTAAAAAAGAAAAATTTGCATCTGCAAGAAAAGCAAAGCTGAGGTTATCAAATCTTAAAATAGAAGAACTAACTCAAATAATGAGAGGTAAGTCTAAGCATTTAAAACACTAACATATGCCTGAAATCAAAAGACCGTTTACGTCTGGTAGAATGAACAAAGATTTAGACGAAAGACTTGTCCCGCCAGGAGAGTACAGAGACGCTTTAAATATCAAGATATCTAGTTCAGAAAACAGTAACGTTGGTGCTATTGAAAATATACTAGGTAATACGCCTCATATTTATAAATCTTTAAATAGCAGTACAGGTTCTTACACATCATACATACCTACTAGTGAAGAGTATGACCAATATGGTTTTACTTTAGGGACAGCTGAAACTATAGGGTCAATAAAGTACGATAAAACAGAATGTATATACTGGTTTGTTACTGGAGACAACATGGATGCTGTTATAGAATATAACCAAACAACAGATGTTGTAAGCCCTATTTTAGTAGACAGAAATGGGGTTTTAAATTTTTCCAAAAACAACTTAATAACAGGTATAAATATAATAGATGACTTGTTGTTTTTCACAGATGACTTAAATGAACCTAAATGTGTTAATATAAGTAGGTTTAGAGAAGCTTCTTCTGCTGATCAGTTTTCTGAACATACAGAAATATATGGTAGAGATTTTATAGAAGCTGATGTTGCTGTAGCTAAGAAATCACCAATAACAGAGCCTGGTATAGTAATGTATAATACAAAACAGTTAGACCAAAATGGTGACATAGCTGTTATTGAAACTAGTACTAGTCAGAATTTTACAACAACTGTAGATGGTGAGGTTGTTAATAAACCCGCTGGAACAGTTGTTACATTAACCTGGTTAAGTACCCTTCCTTACTATAACATTGGAGACACATTAGTGTTAACGGCTGAGACAGGTGATATAGAAGAAGATATTGAAGAGTATTCTGTTAGAGTTAAAGTAAATACCGTTCCTTTAGGTAATTCACAATCTTTTGCTACCTGTACCATAGAGTCTGTTATAGATGCTCCTCCAGAAACAATAATATGGGATGTTTCACTAGCACAAGATCCACCTATGTTTGAATTTAAATTCCCTAGGTTTGCTTATAGATATATATATAACAACAATGAAATATCTTGCTTCTCTCCTTTTTCAGAAATAGCTTTTTTACCAAGCGAGTTTGAGTACAATCCTTTTAAAGGTTATAACTTAGGTATGACTAATAATGTTAGGAATTTAAAAATTACCTCTTTCTCAAGTAATACACCAAGTGATGTAATTAAAATAGATATACTTTACAAAGATTCGGGTAATCAAAATGTATACGTAGTAGACACATTAGAGAAAGATGATTCTGGTAATTTTCCAAGCGAATATGTTATAAAATCAGAGATAATAAGTAAGGTTGTTCAATCTAATCAGATATTAAGACCTTGGGATAATGTTCCAAGATTAGCAAAGTCTCAAGAGATAGTAGCTAATAGGCTTGTTTACGCAAACTACTTACAAAATTTCAACATAAAAGACAAGAACTCTAACAATATAAAACCAAAAGTTTCTATAAGTATAGAGCATGATCCAAATTTACAACCTGACACAATAAAGAAACCTGGTAAATCTATAAAGACATCAAGAACATACCAAGCTGGTGTAGTATATAAAGACGAGTATGGAAGAGAGACACCTGTTTTTTCATCAGAAACTAGCTCTGTAAATTTACCTAAAACACAAGCTGATAAAAATAATAAAATAAAACTAACTTTACAATCTGATCCACCAGAAGGTTTTAGTCATTTTAAGTTTTTTATAAAAGAAAACTCTAACGAGTACTATAACTTAGCTATGGACAGGTTTTATGTTGAGTCTTCAGATAACGTATGGTTATCTTTTCCATCATCAGAAAGAAATAAAGTTCAAGAAGATACGTTTTTAATACTTAAAAAACGACACGACTCTGATTTATTTATTGACGCAGAGGCTAGATATAAAGTAATAGCTATAGAGAATGAAGCTCCTATAACATTAAAGCAACAAAACGTATCTAAAGGAAAAATAGAGACTGGTTTTGAGTCATCAGGTTTTCCTGAAGATGAAATATTGACGTTAGATATACCTAAAGAAGACTGGGATGATGCTGGTGCGGGTGCTGAAGGAAATAATATAATATCACTGTCTGATTTAAAATGTAAAATATTCAATTCAGGAACATCAACAAATATATTTTATGATATAGAAAACGTTTCACTATTTGATACCTTTTATAGAGTTTCACTTAAGAAGCCTTTAGAGAACGTGTCTTTTACAGGTTCTCATGGAAATTCTAGTAGTGGTTTAGGTATAGAAATATTTCAAACTCAAATTAAAAATAAACCAGAGTTTGAAGGAAGGTTTTTTGTTAAAATATATAATGATCACGTTTTAAAAGATAACATAGTTAATAGTAACTCTTCAGAAAACTATGCTGTTGAAGCTACTAGATCGCTAGGTAATACTACAAGATCTGGTACTTCATCTAAGACTTGGAAGCCTTTAAGAAAAGGTTGGTTTATAGATAATACAGGTAATAAACATAGAACTTATTCTAGAAAAGGTGGTTTAATGGAAGATACTACACCTAGTGGTGAAACTTATGAAATAGGAGGAACCCACGGTAGAGGTACTAGACAAGGTTCAAAATATATAGATATATGTTATTTTAAGTGGGGTGATAAAGATCCAAAGGCTTGGGAAGGTTTCTGGTGGGGTTTTGAAACTAGTCACAGACCTGAAGAACAAGATGTTGTTAAAATGCTTGAGTCTCCTGGTCAAAAAATAAGATGGGTTGATGACCCAGATCAAACTATATACGAAATAAAAGATTTCTCTAGAGTTCACTGTGTGACTTATAAAGGATCTAAAAAAGGAAAGTTTTATAGCTCAAGAATGATTAGATGGACTTTAAAATTAGATAAACCAATATCTTGGGCACCAGAAGATAACATAACTGTTAATGAGTCAACCGCTACTACTAATCTAGAATTTTTAACCAAGTATAATGCTGATTCTACTTTTACTTCAAATAACCCAGCTATATGGGAGACTGAACCAAAAGAGAGTGTAGACTTAGATATATTCTATGAAGCAAGTGAAAACATACCTATAAGTAGTCATGGTAACAAAGCAGTACCGTCACAACACGAGCTGGATTGGTTCAATTGTTATTCTTTCGGTAACGGAGTTGAATCTGATAGAATTAGAGACGATTATAATGCTATAAGAATAGGTAAAGGTGTTAAGGTTTCAGCTACATTAGATGAGCCTTATCAAGAAGAAAGAAGAGGATCTGGAATTATATTCTCTCAAATATTTAACTCTGTGTCAGGAGTAAATAGACTTAATCAATTTATACAAGCAGAATCTATAACTAAAGACTTAAACCCAGCTAATGGGACAATACAGAAACTTCACGCTAGAGACACAGATTTAACAGTTCTATGTGAAGATAAGGTTTTAAAGATACTTGCTCAGAAAGATGCTCTATTTAATGCAGACGGGAGCGCTAACATAACATCTAATTCCAATGTATTAGGTCAAGTAATTCCTTACATAGGCGAATATGGTATTTCTAAAAATCCAGAGTCTTTTTCTTATTATGGTTTTAGATCATACTTTACTGATAAAAATAGAGGTGTAGTTATGAGATTATCTAGAGACGGGTTAACTGAGATATCCTCACAAGGTATGTCAGATTACTTCTCTGATAAATTAGCTTCACATAAATCAAAAATAATAGGTAGTTACGATGATAACTCTAATTGTTATAATATTTCATTCGAGAATGATAAAACAGTTTCTTATAAAGAGATGGTTAATGGCTGGCCAACATTTAAAGGTTTTGTTGCCGAATCAGGCACATCTTTGAATAATGTTTATTATACTTTAAAAAACGGTATTATATGGTCTCATGATAATGAAGAAAGAAATACTTTTTATGGAGGTACTTTACAAGAGTCTAGTGTTAAGTTTATATTTAACGATATGCCTTCGAAAGTTAAAAACTTCAAGACTTTATTCTATGAAGGATCTGATGGTTGGTATTGTCCTTTCATTAACACTAACCTTCAAGACGGTCAAGTATTAGATTTTAAGGAGAAAGAAGGTATATATTACAATTTTATAAGTGGAAGAAATAACACTTGGAATGAAATAAACCAAACTGGTAGTTTAGATACCGCTGAGTTCTCAACACAAGGTATAGATTTATTAGAATCTATTTCTGGAGATACAGTAACAACTAAATTTGACCTAACCATAAAAGAAAACAACGACTAACATGGCATTAAACAATTGTACTATAAATTCTGTTACTTTAACTAAAATTGGTGGAAGCGCTATAGGCTCTCAAAATGCTCAATTAGTTATAACTCCAGACCAAGGTTACGTAGTCTCTGCTTCTAGTTTTACAGATAATACAGGTGTTACAAGTGGTATAACAAGTATAAGTTTATCAAACAGTGGAACGGCTGGCACTATTGGTAACACTGTTCTTGTAGATGTTGACTTAAACGATAGTTATACAATGCCATCTGCAAATACAGATATAGTTATAGACATAGATGGTAATGCCTCTCTTGTTCAATACACTATACAAGGTACTTATGATGTAACTAGTTTCACTAACCCAAGTAATGTTTCACCTTCGCCATCAACAAACACTGCTTACAGTTCATCTGGAGCTTATGATACGAGCACTCAAATATTTACTAAAGTAATAAGTGCTAATAGTGGCTACTACTTTGCGTCGGCTCCAGAAGCGGTATTATCTATAGGAGATCAAAATAGTTACACTATAACATATGATTCAACTAATGATTCTGACGGTAATTTAATATCTAGAACTTTCTACATAAGTTATAAATTTCCCAACGAGTCTATTTCTGGTGATAAAATAATTTTCAAAGCCTCAGCTATAGTAATACCAGTAATACAAGCTGAAATAACAGGTTATAATATATCCTCTTCTAACATACTAGAGATAGGAGAAAGTAGAACATACAAGATTTTTGGAGGAGTGGGTGCTGAATTTAGTGTAACTGTAGTAGATTCTGGAGGAACATCAGTTAGCTCTATATCTAATGTTACTATGCCATCTTCTGGATCATATTCATATGTTATACCTTTTCCTTCTATATCTAGTGGATCTGAGACATATACAATTTGTATCACAGGTGACTTATCTAATACTTTTAACACATCATCAGGTCAACCTAGCTGCTTAGATATACTACAAAAATCTAAAGTTAAATTAACATTATCAGTTACAACTACAGAAAGTGGAATAACCTTACCATCAAACTTAGATACATACTTAGAAGTTAATGAAACTGATTTTGGTATATATGATGAAAACACTACTACCTTTGTGTTAACAAGTAGTAGCGATATAGGTTTAGACAATATACCTATAAGTGCTTTTACAAATCAAAATTCAAGCTCTTTAGATTATGAGGTAACAAAGATCACCATTTACGATAACAACTCAACATCTGTTACGATAAAACTTAGTTTTAATATTTATTCTACAACAGAGCAGGATTTGACATCTGTACTAAACATAGATAACTATATACAAAATACCGCTCCTGTAGCCAATACTGTTAGTGTTTCAGCACAGAAAGGCGGAGGAACTCTCGTAACATTAAATGCTACTGATGCTAACAATGATACTTTAACTTATACTATTGTGTCTGTGCCAAGCAATGGTTCACTGTTTACAGATGCTAACCAAACAACCTCGGTAAGCGCTGGAAGTTCCTTAAGTGGATCAACAGTTTACTACAAACATGATGATTCAACAAACTTTATAGATTCATTCACTTACAAAGCAAACGATGGTAGCGAAGATAGTAATACTGCTACAGTTAATGCAGCTATAGGTGTTTCACCTGGAGCTTCAATTACTACTAGTGGGCAAGAAGGTGTTTATTTAGTACCAGTTGTTTTAGGTACAGGAGCTGGAGTATTTAAAGTTCACTTTAATGCTATTAGTGTTCCTGATAGATTTGAAATACTATTCTCTAACAATGACAATAGTAATGGTAATCAATTGAGCTACATGAGTGTTCAGGCAGATTCTTTATTCGTTGGAGACAATATTAGCTCAACGAATCCTGCTAGACAACAACATGGACCAAGTGGTATGGATCTTTTTACGTATAATGGATCTAGTTTTGATACAACAAGTGAAGACTCTCAGGCGGTTACTATCACTGATAATGATGTTGCTACTACTACAGGCAATAGAAGCGACAATGTACCTAATGGAGGTTCTTTCGGTAGTAGTGGTAATCAATCTGGTGTTCAAAACTTAGTATATACAAGCACTAGTGATAATAATGGTACATCTAATTTAGGATATAGCGACGGTAATATATGTTTGAAATTTACCAAGCAAGCAACAACAAACACTTATTTAGCTTACCTAAGAATAACTGGAATTAGTAGCAGTACGTCTTGGAACGTATATAAAACTGAATTTTCTAATCAATAATAAAAAACATGGCTAGTATAACTTTAAACTTTAATAATCCTATAAATGTATCGATTCAGTCTAATGCTGAAGATATAGTTTATTTCCAAGATATGTCCAGTGATGACAAAGAAATATACAAAATAGGAGAGTGTACAGCGATAGGATCTACTTCTATAACATGTGATATAGCCGATACTAGTCCGAGACCTAGTAGTGGTGATTTCATATTCTTTGCTAAAGATGCTGTTGTAAATACATCTGGAGTAATAGGTTATTATGGAGAAGCAGAATTTAAGATAGTTTCTAATTCTAAGGTAGAATTATTTGCTGTTAGTTCTGAAATATTCATAAGTAGTTAATATTTAGCGATAAAGTGTAATAATAATAATATAAAAATATAAAGATTATGGCAATTCCAATTGGAGCAGCATTACAAGGTATTCAAGGTCTAGCTGGTATAGCTGGGGGTATCATAGGTAGTGGTAAAAGAAGAAGAGAACAGAGAAAAGCTAAAGCAGAGTTTGAAAGAAATAAAGCTTCTTATATGAATCTAGACACCTCTAACGCATACCAAAATATGGAGAATACATATGAGGACTTAACGGTTAATACTCAAACTGCTGATTTCGCTGCGCAACAACAACAGCAAGGTTTATCAAACACTATGGGAGCTATGCAAGGAGCTGCGGGTGGTTCTGGTATAGCTGCTCTAGCTCAAGCTATGGCTGGACAACAGTCTCAAAACTTACAGCAAGCATCTGCTAGTATCGCTCAACAAGAGTCTGGTAATGAAATGGCACAGGCTAATATGGCTGGTCAACTCCAAAGCATGGAAAGACAAGGTGAAATGGTATCTAGACAAATGGAACAAGAAAAAACAGGAACTTTATTAGGCATGTCTCAACAAAGGTTAGCGGCAGCAAATCAAGCTAGACAACAAGCTACGGCTGGAATGCTTGGAGGGGTTGGTAATTTAATAGGAGCTGGAGCAGGAATATATTCTGCTCTTAAGAGATAAAAATAAATAATATGGCAGACAAAGATTTAATAGCACAACAGGGTTTATTATACCAAAGCAGGTATTATGATCCATCTTTATCCTTCGAGCAACCATTTGCTAAATCTATGGGTATTGTACAAAAAATCTTAAGTGATAGAAAGGCGCAGAAAGCAGATGTTGAGTCTAAAGTAGCATCCTACTTAGAGAACATGGGTGAGCCATTGAACGTAGCAAAGATTTCTCCAAAATATAGGAATGCAGTAAATAATTTTTTAATATCAAAAAGAAACGAGTATGCACAAGCAGCTAGAGTAGCTGGTAGGTATAGCCCTACCTCAACCGCCTATATGGAGTCTGTTTCTAAAATGAACTCTATATCTGATGCTTTCCAGCAACTTAGTACTCAATTTGATATTTTTAAGAATATGAAAGAAGAAGATTTACCGGACTTTACTAATAGATTAGTCTCAGAAGGTAATGAACCAGGTAATTTAAATATATTAACAGATGTCTTGACAGACAAACATGATATAGAAATAACTGAAAATGGAAATATATCTTTTATTGGTAATGGTAATGTTACAGAGCTAAATAGTCTACCTAAGTATTTCAATAAAGATTTTAAAACAGCAAACAAAGTTGTTAATTTAAACAAATCTATATATAATTCAGGTAATAAACTTGACGGTGCTAGTAAAAATTTCCATAAATTACAATTAAAAAACTGGATAACTGAAGGAGGTAGAGAAACGCTTATATCTCTAGCTACAGATGATTTTATTATTGATGGTGGGTTAGGTATAGACCCTAATTTAATAAAAGATGAAACAAAACACTCAGAATTAATGGATATAGTTGTTAATCAATACATTGATATGTTTGATAAAACAGCAGCTGCTGGGTATAATCAAGCTGAAGCAAAAAGGAAAAGATTAGAGAATGAGAATAATGGTAATGATAACGTGTTTAGTTTTAATGACCTTACTGCTTCTGTGAGGCAAGAAGTAATACTTAGAAAACAAGATGCATTAGAAACTAAGCAATTTGCTGTAAATATTTTTAATAAAATAAAAAAAGGAGAAACCAATGTTGGTGCAGAATATATAGCCTTTATGAAAAGTAGAGATAAGAGTTTTGATGCAACTAAGTTTATAACCGCTGATGAGCATTATAAGTTATATAAAGCAGGTCTTTCAGATAAAGATAAGAAAAAGAAAACAGAACAAGA